AGTTAGAACAATAACATTGAGCTTTTGCACGGGGTTCTTTTTTCTAAAATCATCCACGATTTGGTGAGATGCAATCAGAGTGTGATCAAGTGGAGTACCACCTAAGTGTTCGAATTTTGAAATTCCTTGTTGACTAAATCTATATTCGTTAGAATTAAGAATTTGGCAAGACACCATTTGAAAAGCTTCGTTGTATTCCTTTGATGACATTTCACTTGAAAATAATTCTGCCAAAACTAAGTCTGACAAATCAAACTCCATGTCTGATTGAGAAACATCTTCTTTATCTAAAGCGTAGTTTGATGTAAAGGAATAAACCTTGTATGGAATGCCAACCTTCTTACAAAAGTGAACCAAATTCAGTGTGTGTTCTAATACATCTTTAAGAACGCTTGACATTGATCCGGAGTAGTCAATAAAGAATATCATACCGTGGCTTTTTGCATCTGCAAGGTGCATGACTGACTGAAAAATTTGGTCGTCATATTTGTACTTATGCAGTTTGTTAACATCCAATGTACCACGACGAGACTCTTGAGCTCGAGAGTATTGATAAGCTGCTTTTCTGCGTTCGAATTCACGAGCAAGTACACCAACCTTTTTGTTAGTCTTCTTCTTAAATTCGGCTGCCATGCGTATAAGATGAGATGTGTGATTAGCGCGGTCACCAGGTTCGACATAATAGTCTTCCGGATAAAATTCTTCTATTTTAGAACGAGCAGCCATCACCTCTTTGTATCCTACGATGTGTTTATCGATTGTGCTTTTTGTAGGCCATAGAGCAATTGCTTCTCTTTGTATACCTTCTTTTAACGATTCTTCGTCAACTAAGTTTTCTTCAAGTGCTTTTGTAGTTGTAGGCTCAATGACAACATCTTCACCATTCGAATCGGCTTTGCCACCCGCACCATCTTGACCAAGATCGTCGGTTTCGTCGGTTTCGTCGAATTGTTTTTTTCTTTGGTCTAAATAATCGTCTAAAGCCTCTTCCATTTCTTCGTCACTGACAGTAGATGGAACGCTGTGTGATTCAGTGCCATCGTCTGCTTCTTCGGAAAAATCTTCAGGCAAAGAAGAATTGCCGAAATCATCTTCATAATCTCCAGAGTCACTTTCCTGTGGTTCAAGTTGTTCACCTTCGCCATCTTCAGAAGTAGCACCTTCTTGATCTTCGTTGTCGTCGGCCTCTTCCTTCTTAGATTCAGCTTCTTCCTTTGCAAACTTTTTTACTTTATGGTAAAGTTCAACGACATCATCAAATGTTTCAGCCGCATAACATTCTTGGTAAAGCGCTTCTTCCTCTTCGTTAAGTGGAATATCAACAACTGTACCAATTTTACCACGTAAGTTTAAACGATCAAGGAAGCCTAACGATGGAACGTCTTTGTCGTTGATTCCGAAAAAGTCATTCTCTACAAGTTCTTTGTATGCACCATTGAATATTCTTGGCATACCTGCATACTTGTCTTTAATTAGTCGCTCGATACGAATATCTTCAATAATGTTAAGAATATCGAAATACTTGCGATCTTCTTTTTCGAGGAATTTTTCAAATCCATCGACAGGAGTAAAAAGTGCATGTGACACTTCGTGACCAACAAGCATATCATAGACTACCTTGCCTTTATCTTTCCAAACTGGAAGACCAAGTACACGGTGCTTCACATCAAAGTATGCAGTCTTGATACCTTTTTTGTGAGTGACCGTAATATTTTCAGTGGCGAGTAGTCGGGCCACCGATGATTGATTTTGTAAATCGAGTATTTTTTCCATAAACCTTAACCGTTTGTTATAGATCTATTATACTCTAAGAAACTTTAATTGTGAACTGTTTTTTTCACTTTTTTACCTCTTTCGGGCTAAGCTGTTGATTACCAACAACTTATGATAACATTTTTTTTGCTTGAGCTACTATATCAGCATATTTACCATACTTCAATTTGACGCCATACTGCTTTTCAAAGGCTGGGGCAAGATTGTTATCAAAATAAGAGCGGAAAAGGTTGTCGTCAGATTGACGTGGATCGTGTCGCGCGCGCATGCTCGCGAGCGCGATTATATTATTAGCGGTGTCGTACTTATAATGCTCCATCTTTTTTTAGCTGACTAAAGTTGTTTACCTTTTCGAATTCAAGCTTTCGAGGGAATTTACCTTCGAGCAAATCTTGTTTGTGCGAAATAATGAATACGTTTGTTTCTTTCCCAAGCGTATACAATATCTTAAGTAGATTATCGACGCCATCAGCATCCATACTTGAATCAAATGTTTCGTCAAGAATAAGTAGATTCGTATTAGCTGAGTTTTTCATTTTAGCGATTTGACGCCAAGCAAAAAGTAAACTTAAATCAATACGTTGTTTTTCACCTTCAGAAAAAGAAGCATACGTAAATTCATCGCGATGACGTGATTTGATTGTTTCGTTGAATGAATCATCGAGGTGAAATAGAACAAAGAAGTCAAGAACTTGCAAGTATTGATTAATAAGCTTATTCATAACTGGCAAATACTGACGAATAACCTTTGTCTTAATTCCTGTATCACGCAACAATTCACTAATAGCATCAAGGTAAGAACTAACCTTAGATTGTTCTGAACGCTTATTGTTAAGTTCTTCACGAGTAGTGCGATCAGTTTCAAGTTTTTCTTCAGCAGCAGTAGTATCTTGAACTTCAACAACCTTTTCCAACGACTTAATTTTATCTTTTAGCCCAGTAACCTTTACGTTATTTGTGTTAATAGATGATTGAACTTCATTAAGGTGCACCCATTGTTCACGGTATTCTTCGTGTAAAACTTCTACACTTTTACGTTCATTTATCGATTTGTCAATTTTTGCCTGTATACTTTTAGCGTTTGCTTGTGCTTCGGCAATTTTTTCGTTTTTTAAATCTAATGATATATCCTGAGAACACGTAGGACATACGTTATTTACTTCGTAAAACTTTGCTTCTTTTACGATTTTTCTTACGTCAGTATCAAGTGACTGTTCAGCGAAGTTGTGATTTTGTATTTTGTTATGAGCATTGTCCATTTTAGATTTAACATCTAAATACGTATTATCATACTCTTCTTGCAGCGTTTTATTACTATTGCTTATTTCAAAGATTTCATCTTCAATTCTTTTAATTTCCTTTTTTCGCTTTGACTCTTGTGATGTATCAATTCTTTTTAAATCTGCGATATGATTGTTTTGTAGCCTTATAGTTTCTTTTAGTAATTCTAATTGGTGATCAGTATCATTCATTTGACTTCTTAAAAGACTTACCTTATCTTTAAGAACACCATTCATTTTTGTAAAGATACCAATATCTAAAAGATCTTCAATTACGTTCCTACGTTGGTGAGAAGGAAGCTGCATAAAAGGAATAAAGTTAGAAGAACCTAGAACAACTACTTGGTGAAAAGACTTGTGATTCAGTTTTAAAATATTCTGCTCAATGATCTTTTGATAATCGCGGCTATGTGATTCTTGATCTAATAGCTTTCCATTACGATGAACCTCGAAAATGTTGGGTTTCATCCCACGAATAATCTTATATTCGATTTTACCAACAGAAAATTCAACCGTGACTAAACAGTTTTTGTTATTAATTGAATTAACCAATTGTGGTTTATTGATACTACGGTGAGGTTTACCAAATAAGGCATATGATAAAGCATCTAGCATAGTAGATTTACCAGCACCGTTTGCTCCAACGATAAGTGTTGAAGAATCTCGATCTAAATAAATTGTTGTTTCGTTATTTCCTGTCGAAAGGAAATTGCGCCACGTTAGCTTCTTAAAGGTGATTTTCATTATATAGTATCTAGTGCTTGAGCTTCAACTAAAAGTTCTTGCATCATTTTTTTCAATATGTCTGGATTTAAATTTGTTTCAGTGGCATCGATATAACTATTGAGTAGTGTTGGAGTATCATCAACCTTTACGTCATCATCTTCAACGTTATTACCGCTATACTCGTCAAAGTTTTCTATGATACGTACTTCATGAGGATTGTAATCATAAATCTTTTCCATAAACTTATCAAAGGCGTATAGATCTTTTTTATTTGTCACAATCACTTTGATATATGTACCTTCAATCTGATCCTTTGTAATATTAGGCTCATCATCGCCATCGTAAAAAATCTTTTGGAATAACACGTTGGTGTTACGAATAGGTGTTATATTACGTGTTTCTGTATCCAACACATGAAAGTGTTTAGGATCTCCAGCATCAGACCAAGTTAATTCGTACTGTGTGCCAAGATAAGTAATATTGTCTTGAGTACTTTTTGTATGATAGTGACCTGAATAAACAGCTTCATATCTATCAAACATTTTCTTATCCATACCATGTGATTTAATATTAGCTCCTGCCATATATTGGAAACCACCAAGTTCTAAGTGACCCATAAGAATAGGTGCTGCAGCTGTACGAATAAAGTTTAAACACTCATCTTCATTTTCTTTACACATCCATGGCAATAAAGCAACATCTAAACCATCGTAATTATTGATGGTAGGATTCATGTGAATGTGAATACGATCAGAATATTGATTCAGTATTGTTTCAATAGAGTTTAACTCGTTTGTATTCTTGTAATATACATCGTGATTTCCTGGAATAATATCCATGTGTATATCATACTCGTAAAGCTTCGAAATAAAACAATTGTAGTTATGTTCTAAAACTTTATAGTTAACATACTTACGGTGTTCGAAGTAATCACCTAGATGTAGAATACGTTTAATCCCATTCTCTAAAAGATAGGGAAAAAATATTTCATCATAAAATTTGGCTGAATAATCTAAAAAGATATCTGAGCCATTTTTGACACCTGCGTGAGTGTCATTCAATATCGCTATTTGCATAATTTATTTTTTCGGAAAATCTTCAATCGGAGTTTCATTCTTTTCGAAATAGTTTAAAAACTTTTCTAAGCCTCCTACAACTTTTTTCTTTGAACGTTTTTTACGTTGTTTAAGTTCTTTACCAAATTCTTTAACTTTATTATCACGATCACGTATTTGTTGAGACTTATATCTTACACGATCAACAATACCAGAAGGATCAGGATGATCGCCAATATCCATAAAGGCGTCTGCACCTGCAAAGTCAATGTATTTTTCTTTAATTTCTTGTTGCTTCTTTTCTTTAGCAATACGTCTTAGGAATGCGTAGTATGTTATTTGTGTAAAGTACGCAAAGGCATTGGGTAATCCAGTACGAGTTGCCTTTTTAACATCATAATTCATGATTGCTTTAATACAATTTTCAACTGCGTCCATTACCATTTCTTCACGGTATGTGTATCCTACAAAGTTTGGTTTATGGGATAATCCTTCTGCAATTTTTAAAAAACAAGTCCCAATGTATTCTGTTATGATTGGTTCGTCTTCTAATTTTTCTCTAGCCTCATTAACAGACGTAACATAATCTACAACTGATTGTGAAAATTGTTTATTGTTTACATAATGTGGTTTATCCCTTGGCTTCTTTTTAACTTTCTTTTCCATAATTTAGTATCTATTATAATATATGTTTCATTAAACGTACACAATAAAAATGCATTTTTTATCATTTTACGGTGTACAACTGTTCAAACTTTTGGTATAATAATTAAGTCCAAACAAAAAAAGGAGGAGTCTATTCTTTTCCTTTGTGCTTCTTTCTCCATTCGGAGTGATAATCAGAAGTTGATTGATATCCTTTATCCTTTTGCAATCCACTATTGTTACTGATGCCGTTATCAATCTTCCATTCTTCACCTTCGTCATCATCCATTAAATCTTGATTATCAACTGGAGGATCAGTATTCTCAAACAACAGATTGTTTATCTCATTATCTGTCATGATATCCTTTAATTTGTCGATTAAAAAATATCGATGATAGTGTAGCTTAAGGGCAAAAGGTGTTTCAGTAAAACCTATGATCTTATCTCCGGCGAGCTGCACTAATTCGTCCTCTTCAGTATCGATCCAAGGGCGTAAATAACTTTTTTGTTCCAAATCATCGAACGTTAACTGCAAGGGCGCAGCGATGTTTAGAATATTATTTTCTTCATCTGTATCGATATTTTCTGCGATAATGTATGTACCATCAACTAATCGATAACTACAAACTGATATATCGTTTAAAAACGCTTCTAGTGCTTCTGATGGGATGAATGTCATAGTGGTACCTCGTGTATTTTGTAGTTGAATTTTTCTTTTGCGTAAATTTTTACTCTTTCAATAGCATGATTTAACGTATAGTTCTTTTTCTTTTTCCATGAAAAGTCATCAGCTAAATCATATATAGTACAACCCTGTCCATCTTCTGTTTTTCTTAAACCACGACCAATCGATTGAAGGACTCTTATTTGTGATTTTGTAGGTGAAGCAAACATTATATTGTGTAGATTAATTATATTTATACCTGTGCTAAAGGTACCAACACTCGCTACAATCACTGCGTTCTTTTCTCTTTCAGTAATTTCGCGAATCCTTTCACGCTCTTCGGCATTTACAGCACCGGATACAAAGAAAACTTTTCGGCCGGTACCTTTTAATTTTTCAACAAACATGTCGTATAGAGGCTTTCCATGCTTTTGCACCAAGTTATATAGCACCAATGAGTTACCTTGCTGATCACACGTAAGGTTAACAATAAATCGATTACGCTTTTCGTGACTTACTATATGATCTATTTCATCTTGGTACTTTAGTCCTTTACACACTTTACGTTCTTCGTCTGGATATTTTAGAACTAAACACTGAACTGTAAGCTGTGCTAACGTATCAGAATCAATCAACTCCTTTGTAGTAGTCACCTTATAAACAGGACCAAAGTTACCTTCTAAAGTCATTTGATTCGACACCGCACCATCAAGCGTACCAGTAGTACCTATACGCATATGCGCTTCAGTTAATCGATTCATAATTGTAGTTAAACTTTTAGCTTTAAATGTATGTGCTTCATCGCCTACAACAAATCCGTATTGTCTAAACCAAGATTGAGGCAAACGAATAGCGCTTTGCCAAGTAGTAATAACTACAGATTGATCAAAATCGATTTTTTCTTTGCCTGAATAAATTCTGTGAACATCTTCTTCTACGTCAAATGTATCATCTTCACCTGAATAATCTGCAAAGTCTTTGTACATTTGTTCAACCAACGATGTAGTAGGTACAACAACTAGTGCTTTAAAATCAACATCCGTTTCAAGAAAATATCGCATTAGCATATAAATGATTAGCGATTTACCAGAACCTGTAGGAGATATCAAAATACATCTACTATTTTGCGCTGCATGAATAAATGCATCTAACTGATAGTCTCGTGGATTAATCATTTTACCTTTAATACTAATAGGCAACTTATCTACGAATTCTTTCAATTCATCTTTTTCATCAACAGAGTGTTTTAGAGAATCATCTACCTTAAGTTCATACCCTCGTTCATAGCAAAACTCTGCAACTCGCTTCATTAAACCATAAGGAATAGTTTGCGATCGTGAATCAAATAGTCGTATTTTACCGTCCCACATTTTATTGCGATAGGCGGGCATAAATTTATATCCCTCAGCATAGAACGTAAAGTACTCACTCAACTCCATCAAAATACCACTATCATCAGATCGTAGTATTACTTTAGCTTCATCTTTTTTTGTTGCAGTAATCATTACATGCCTGATGTAAACTTCTTAAAGTCTAAAATATTTTTCACGTGTGTATGTCTCCATCTGATGTTACCCATGATTTCTTCAAGAGTATCAATAATTGTTTTCTGATAATCTATCTGTGCTTTAATGCGCACCATATCTTCATCAGTTGAGTAATACATATCCATGTCGCTCTTTAACGGTTTAGTCATACCATCAAATGGATCATATTTCCATTTGCGCTTGTCCATGTCTTCTTGCGACATCTTTCCATTATAGTAAAGCCACTTATCTTTTTTCATGGACTCTTGTTCCATTTCTTTTTTCTTTAGCATAAGCTTAGCCATTGAAAAAAGTTCAAGGTATTTGGCGTGTAATTTTGAAGACTTTAAAGTTTCTTCGTCGAGACAGACATCATCGATGACTGCATCCTTCTTCCACATCTCTAGGATCTGTTCCAAGTTAATCATAATATAAATTTATTTATAGTTATTTAATTATAGCAAATTCATTGTATCTAAAGGAAACGTCTGCTTGTAAATAAGTGACATCAGTTGATTGCGAATTAAATTCAACACCACTTAACGACGTAGGAAACGATTCTTTAAACTGAAACTGCTTATTCACATTATTGTGGCTTGACATTACCGACAATATCATATCATGTCTTTCAGTGGTGTCGGTATTCGCTTTCATCCAATTGAACATTTCAGTATAATTTGTCATATCTTCGTCAATAGCAAACCTTAATGCCAATCCATCGAATGTAATAGCCTCGCCGGGCGTATATCCAATTCGATTACGAAAGTTAGTTTGAACTTCGCCTGAGCTAATAGATGGTATAGTAAAACTAGTAATAAAAAATTCGGTATTCGCAAACTTTTCACGATTGATTGTAAGCTTAAACCCTGTAGGAGAAAGCATGTTAATATTAGATGTTAGGTTTGTTCCGCTCATA